GACTTGTCGTAAAAACCGCGCCAACAATTGAGCCCGTTACACTTGCGGAGGTCAAGTCCCATCTTCGTCTCGATACCGGGACATTCGGCGATCAGATTGTTTCTACGGTTTCGATTGCCCCGGCAACATATGCGCTTGGATCGAGTACTAACGGAACAGGCGTCGATATACTCAATAAGCGAACCATCATTGAAATATCGGTCGGCACGGTTGCGGCGGGCGGGCTCCTTGATGTTCACATCGAGGAGTCCGCCAATAATTCCACTTGGACCGATTGGACCGGAGGCGCATTTACTCAGATCAGTGCGGCGGGAACTTATGAAAAAGAATATACCGGAATAAAGCAATATGTTCGTTCTGTCGGGGTAGTCACCATCGCGGCGGTTAATTATAGCGCGTCGGTAGTCACCGGAAGCTATTTAACCGACGAGGATACCGAGCTTGCAAGCATGATAATCGCAGCTCGGGAATATTGTGAGGATTATCAGCATCGTGCGTTTATCACGCGGACCTATGAGCTGACGCTCGACGACTGGCCGCGCGCGCCATTTGATTTGCCGATGCCGCCCGCGATTGCGATCTCATCGATTGCCTACACCGATAGTGCCGGGACAGCGACGACATGGAGCGCGACGGAATATCAGCTTGACGCTACGGGATTTGTTGGGCGCCTATCTCCTGCCTATGGCTACCAATGGCCTTCTACTACGTTGCGCGAGCTCGCGGGGATAACTATCACCTACACAGCGGGATACGGCACCACCTCGGCGGCCGTGCCCTACAAGACGAGGGCGGCGATATTGCTTGCGGTCGGCGATTTGTATAATAATCGGGAAGCTACCGATATTGTCAAGCATGAAATAGTTTATCTTGGTCTCGAAAGATTGCTTGGGCAGGATAAGGTTTATTCGGTATGAGGACAGGCCGCCTCCGTCATAAAATCTCGATCTATTCCGTAACCAAAGCGGCGGGTGTGAGCGGGGCAGAAACTCTGACGCTAGTTTGCTCTCCCTGGGCGGACATTGCTCCGATGAAGGGCAAGGAAATACAGGCGCTAGGCGGAACGCTCGCGGTAGGCTCTCATTTAATCACGATGCGATATGTCAACGGAATCCGGGCGGATATGATAGCCAAGTATGCGGGGCGTCGGTTCAACTTTTCCGCGCCGCCGATAAACGTAAATGAGCGCAATGAAGAACTTCAAATACTCGCGACGGAAAGCAAATAATGGCAACGATTGAAGATTCTATAAAAACATGGATCTCCGAACAATCAGCTATAACTGCATATATCGGGACCGATATTTATCACGCTTCGAGGCCGCAAGGATTAGAGACTGATTATATATGCTATGAAATGATTATCCCATCGAATGAGCCCTACGCTTTCGGGGATACCGATACCGCGCAACCAGCTTTCCAATTTTCCATATTTTCCAAGCGCGACGATTATTGCGTTACTATCGGCAATCTTTTAGTCTCGGCGTTAAATCGTTATTCTGGCGCCCTCGGGACCGGGGGGAATGTGGTAATAAATTCTATTGCGCGTGGGCCGATGGTGCGGCGCGATACGTCGGATGAAACATGGTTCATGGGAATAGTCGAATGGGAGCCGGAGTATGAGCGATGAAAAATAAAAAGGTTTGCATTATAGGCTCTACTCCGAGTATGTCCGATGCTCCATATGATGACAAGTCTTTTGATATTTGGGCGATATCCGGTGCGGTATTTAGTGAGTCATTGCATGGAGACATAAAGCCCGCAACCGATGAAAATAAATGGAACGATGTTCATAGAGTGGATACCTTTTTCGAGATGCACAAGCGCGAAAATTTTCAAAACAAAATAGCGGGGCTTTCTAAATGTGGTGTCCCGGTCATCATGCAAAAAAAAGAAGACGATATACCTACTTCCGAGGTGTATCCCGTTGACGAGGTAGCGCGATCGTTGGGCGAAGAATTTTCTTCAACAATAGCCTACATGCTTGCTCTGGCAATTTATCTAGGATATGAAGAGATAAAAATATATGGCGTGTACTTGATGCATGAAACAGAATATCTTAGCCAGCGCCCTGGCTTCAAATATTATTTGGGGATCGCTCGAGCGCGAGGAATAAAGGTATGGGCCGAAGAGAATACACGCCTTACTACTCCGGCCTGGCGCTATGGGTACGATGATATCAATAGAATATGCTGGAAGATTAGCGAGCGGAAGAAGAAGCTCGAGGAAGACATGGCTGCTCAATCTAAAGTAATCGAAGATAATCGGGCAATATATTTTCAGCTTCGTGGAGCGGCGCAGGATTGTGCTGACCTGATAGCGGAGATAAAAGGCGGCCTTGCATGAAAAGAAAATGCCTTGGATGTGGGAACGAGTTCGACGAAGCGGAGGGCGATTTATGTCCTCGCATCGTCGGGGATAATCAGAAATGTGGATGCTATAGCGAGTCCATTAAGGATGAAGCGAAGCAATCAAGAAAGCCTCAGGATAAAGCAAA